ATGGCTATCGAATATGCAGTGATCGCAGGCGGCTGTTTCTGGTGTACAGAAGCGGTCTTTAAAGATGTGATCGGCGTTGAGTCAGTGGAAAGTGGTTATACCGGCGGTGCGCGCCCTAATCCCACCTACGAGCAGGTGTGCAGCGGCGCAACCGGTCATGCCGAAGCCATTCGTATTGGTTTTGATCCTGAAAAGATCAGCTATGGCGATTTGCTGGACATCAGCTTTGCGACCCACGATCCGACCCAGCTCAATCGTCAGGGCAATGACATCGGTACACAGTATCGTTCCGCGATTTTTGTTGAGACGCCGGAGCAGGAAGCCGAAGCCAAAGCGGCCATCGCGCGTGCCCAACAGGATCATGCTGAGCCTGTTGTGACCACCATTGAACCGTTAAAAGCCTGGTATCCCGCTGAAGGTTATCATCAGGATTACTGGGAAGGCGCCGGTCAGCGAAACGGTTACTGCATGGCGGTGATTCCCCCCAAACTGCAAAAGCTGCGCAAGAGTTTTGCCAACCGCGTAAAAAGCGCGCAGTAAGCTCAGGCAACCCAGCGAATCTCCCCTTCTGTTACGCTGTGCAATATCGCGTTTTTGGCGCCAAAAAAACGCGATTTGCGCAGCCTTAACGCGATTCGTTCAGAGCTTAAGCGAATAGAAAAAAAGAGAAAAATAGTGCTTGACCGTTTCAGGCCGACTCCCTATAGTAGCGCCCCGTTGACCCAGCGCGGTCAGCAACAATTTGCGGTGAGGTGTCCGAGTGGCTGAAGGAGCACGCCTGGAAAGTGTGTATACGGCAACGTATCGGGGGTTCGAATCCCCCTCTCACCGCCACATATAGTAGGACGTTACAGGGACAAAGTCCCGTGTAGACTGGCTTACGAGACTACACAGAGACAACGGCACTACAAAAAAAGCACAAAATAATGCACGTGAAATGCACGCGCAGTTTGGGCTCAAAGAAAAAGCCTCTGATTAACGTCAGAGGCTTTTCTGTTTGTGTCTAATTGAAACATAAAATTTCACACCTCATTTAGCGGTTCTTTCTTCACTGGCCTGCTTAGTGATGACCTAATTATGAAGCAGGCGGAGACGGAAGGCCCATTTCCGGATTGCCCTGATCGGCATCCAGTATTGCCCTTAACTTCCCCCTGTACTCCGCCCAGTCACTCGTCGGCTGCTTACCCTGTGAGAAGAAATTCATCAACACAGTGTCTGAATCTCTTAAGGCTGTCGAAGCCCTGCCCTGAAGCGCGTTCCATTTGGGCAACTGCAGGTAAGCTAAATATCTCTTGTCTGCTTCTTCCACTTCCCCGTAGTTTTCATAAACGCCTTCATCCTGGGGTGAGGCAAAAGTAGATATGATTTTGGTTTTTGAGCTGTCTGAAAACTGCACGTAGGCCATTTCTTTTCCCTTGTCAGAATGTATATGAGGTTAAATATGCATAGGCTGACGCTAAGGTGTCTCCTGAATCACCTTTCGTCACTGACCAGTAAAGCGTTTGTTGATTCACCACAACCAGATTAGAAAACGGTGCCTGTAAGCTGTTATAACTGGAGTTTGTACCAGACACTATTTGCTTCATTCCGTTATCAGCGCTGGGCAAAGACTGTAAACGAAGCGTCGGCCTGATCGAATTGCCTGATGTGACAAACAATATCCCGTCAATGGTTTTACAGTTCTTCGGAACGATCGAGCTGAGACTGACCGCCGTGGGTGTGTTTATAAAAGATGTGGTCGATGCAATCTGAGTTGTGGGTAGCAGGACATTCCTGCCCTGCTGATAGAGAGCAATGATTTTTCCATTTGACTCAGTCGGTACGACACTAAGCAGCGCTGATGCTGTATAGCCTGCAGGCATGTTCGCGCCAGAATAAACCTCTGGCAATAGAGTTGCGGTTGCGTTAACTGCCAAAAGCGCAGATGCGCCGGACGAAGGGTTGAGAATTGCGTAGATACCCACATAGCCACTGACTGGAGGTGCTCCGGTATCCATACCTCCCGCCCCGATAGTAGATAGATTTACAGTTTTGTTGAAAGAACCTATTCGATACTGGCTTCCGCCTAAAGCTGTATCAACGATAATCTCATCCGCCGTTATATTAACTGTCGAGGATGCTGCGGCCACATTCATTACAAGGTTTCTCGCCATCCCAACCACTCCCGTCATTAGCGGGGTGCTGGTGTTTTTTGCAGTCAGTTGAACGGCGGCAAGAAGGTTGTTCAACAGAGTGCCGATGTCGCCATTGTCCAGAACATCCTGACCAGAGACATTAGCGACGAACTGAGCCAGTACTGATGACATAACTGTAGACTGGCGCAGCGCTTTGTTGATCTGAGCGGATGAAGCTTTACCGCTCTGAAAACCTGAAAGTAATGCTGCCAGCGCCTCATAGTCAGCCTGGCTTAAGACATTTGCACCGTTGCCAATTGCAAACGGTTTGAAGTTATTTTGCGCCATTACAGTTTTTTCTCCCATGCGCCTTCATCAAATCCGGCTATGTATTCGTTTTCCAGATCGAACCCAAAAAACTGGTTTCCGACCGATGGAGTAAGTATTGAAGGGGTTTGAATATCACCTGCCCAGACGCCTGCAGCTTTGACCGTCAAATAACCTTGTCGGATAGCAGCAATGAGTTCCAGTGAGACTCTGCTTATGTCGATCTCGGGAAACACCCAGACAGATATCGTCATGTCCTGGTTATCGACGATTTGCATTTTTAGCCCGGAACCTGTCAGCGCAGTATTAAGGATCCGGGGCAGCGTGTCGTTCTGGCCATTCCAGTTATTGATAGCGATTTTGGCTTTCAGAATGACGCGGTATACATCGTCACTAAGGCTTGTAAAACCGGCGTCCGGGTCATATGGTCCCTGCCATACCCCCTGATCCCACCCAAGCCCGTCTGTATCGAATGAAAAGTAAATACCGGAAATAGGCTGACTTACGATGCGAGACCGGCCAATCCATTCGCCGAGGATATCCAGCTGCTTGCCTACAGCTGTGTCGATATCGAAAGCTGTAAGCAATCCGTTCAGGGCTGTAGATACATCGGTAAATGGACGTGTAGAAAGGTCTACATGGGCAACAAACTTAGGCTTTCCGGCGTGATAGTTGGTAATTAGATCGGTGTACTTGCTCATGACGTCACCGTAATCGCGATGTTGTCCACTGAGCATGTTACGGCCTCGTTATAGGCAGTGATTATGTTGGCGGCAGTCACGCCACCAGCAGTCCGCCCAATCTGTAGACTGTTGATGTCGTAATACCGGCTCTCACCGCCGCTCATCACACCCAGGTTAGCAGGGGAATACACACGTGAAAGCAGGACATCATCACCAATCGAAAGCGAGTTTATATAAGCCGCTATCGCCGTTTTTATGTCGTTCCCTACCTGAGTTGTGTAGCCCGTGAAAACCTTGAGTGTGATTGCCACGAATACAGGCACCGGCGAAGGTCTGGAAAAATAAATCGTGTGTGGATTTCCCCAAAAGTCCTGTACCAGAACGGATGTGCTACCGAACGTAGAAACCCCCTGTCCTTTCTTTCCGATGATAGTCTGGGCGATTGCGGTGATGTCCCCACCATCGACAATGGCCGCGACCGAATGCGCCGGAAGTCCGTTGGCGTCAGGACTACCCGTATCATTCTCGTAAAGCTTGTGACGTGTCACACCTGCCACGTTTGCTATTGCCCCATCCAGCGCCGCGAAAGGGGTGAGAGATGGCAGCGCAACGCTCTGAGCCTGACGGATCCGCAGTGCTGAATCCTGCTCTACAGCAGTGCCTACCGTAGCCGCTGACGGGTTAGTAACCGATGTCCAACCGCGCGTCGGTGTGTTTATCTGGTTCACTGTCCCCGCCATCGCAGCCACTGCGCCAGCTGTCGCACACATAGCCGTTACTGTCACCTGTCCGCCCGGCTGTATGGTGACAGATACAGGCAGGTTCCAGATTATGTTATTCGCGTCCCGTACTGAGCCATTAGTGATGGTCTGGCCGGCTGTACCTATACAAAGCAAATCGACCACAGAACGCGTCTCACCGTTTCGAGCGATACCGTTTATTTTGACGTTACGCGAAAGTGCTTCGCTCATCGATGTAGACGGTGAAAACGAGTTGTAAACCTGAATCGCTGTATTGTTGGCGTCATGAATACCAAGTGCGTAAAGCGATATCATCTGTCCATCTTTACTGTCCGGATCGATATAAGCATCAGTGCCATATATCTGCTGAAAATAGCTCGTAATGGTGGACAGGATTGTCTGGTAATCAGGCGCGCTGATCCCCTGGGCGTTTACCGTTGCCGATAACCCCAGCGTGTCTAAGTTGAGAGCCATTACGCCTCGCTGTTAACGGTCGTTTTCCCGTAGATGGTGTCAATCGTCGCCGTGAACGTTACCCGGCGCGTTTTAGTGTTGAGGTTAGTGGTGAAAGAGATGATGGAGTTTACGCCCTTCGTCTCAAGGATGCGCTGGCGTATAGCGAGGTTGTACATTTCTGGCTTCTGCTTGCCCAGAACAGACTGAATCCATGGCGTTCCGGCTGTGTTATCGAGAAACCACTGACCGTACCAGAGCAGAAACCTTGTTTTAATTGTCTGGGCAACCGCTTCGGGCGAGTTTATCAACCAGGTATCATCACCCTGGCCGAACGTGTAATCCCCGTCATCATCTTCGCGCCGGTATCGCATCAGTTTACCCCGCCTGAACTGTCATTGCCCTGTTGAACGCCCTTATGCGTGTGACCATCGCTGATGTCTTTGCCGTTAGAACTGAGCGAGCCGAAGAACTGAATAGCACCAGTAATTTTCGCCGCCGTACCAGATACAATACTGCCTACCATGCCGCCAGCCCACGTTAAAAGGCCCGCGATTGTTACCGCCTGGCTGAATTTAGCCAGCGGCGTTGTAACATTAAAGCCGCCAGGCGCCACAACGTTCACGGAATGACTGTTAGGGTCCAGTTCGATGTAAGCCGCCCCGTCGTCCGTTCGCATCTGCAGGGTTATTGTGCTTACGCTGCCAATGACGTTTGCCTGCGACTGAGGCCCAACGATGGCAAAAGCATCTGATAAATCATGCTGACGCTGATCGACAGGCTCCTGAACGCCACCGTTCTGCCACCAGAAATCGATGCAGCGATCGGAAAAAATCACCAGACACTCATTGCCAGTTTTGACCGGGAAAGTGATTGTGCAGCCGCCGCCTCGCGGAAAAATCACAGGTACATCCACCAGCACCGGCAACGGTGCCGACTTAAAGTTACCCAGTGCATCAGCCACCTGGCCTTTCAGCGCGGGTTGTACGCTGCACGTGCATGTAATCGGGTCGAATGATTCGATGATGCCAGGCATGGAGACGCGAAGCATTGAAAAGATGGTGGCTGACAGGACTTTCATTGCCTGCTCTTCGCCACCGGCCAGAGACTGAGGGGTAACCGCCATTTTCTTTTCTCCGAGCATAAAAAAACCCGCCGAAGCGGGTTAATAAGAAGAGTTTGCTTTTAGTGTGGTGCTGCTGGCATCAGTTTGATAATGACGCCAACACCAACCCCCACAATTGCTATCATAGAACCGATAATGGTCAAAGCCTGGGTCCGCAGGGCGCTATGAAGTTCTGACTTAGCGTTTGAAATTTCTGCTTTAACATTAGCGATTTCAACCTTGGCTGCTGAGATATCTTCAGATTTAGCGTAGTTAGACTTGATGACTGCGATGTCAACTTTAATACCATTCAAGTCATCTTCAAGTTGCTTCACTCTTTTTTCAAGCACACCATCACCTCCATCACCTCCATCACCTCCGTCTCTACCTTTGCCACCATGCCATGGAAAATCAACAGAATGTACCTGACTGTCCTGAACATTAGACATTAAACCGTCCCCTTTTCTTCTTTTTCTTTATCGCCAAACCATTTGAGAACTGGAAAAACTGCAAATCTGTTTACGTAACCACAGTTTTTGCAAATTAATCGATATTCAAAATGAAGCAGAGAAAATCTCGGTTCGTGCTCAAAGAATGGAACATGGGTAGGAGATACGTAAGTAACTCTTAGGTCTTTGATACCATTATAAAAATCTATTGTTTCAGACGTCTGGGGAACAGACATATCTGAAACATTGCAAATTGGACAGGAAACCCTAGGCACGCCTTTTTCGAAGAAGAACTGTGACAAAATTTCTGGTGTAATTTTTCTAAATTTATCCCAAAGTTCTTCTTTTATTTTTTCGACTCTTTTTTCTTCGTCATTCATTTAAATTAGCCTAACGAAATTAAATTTGTACAACTATAACAATTTAGCACTTCTGTTATTACTGTATTTTAATACAGTCGAAACTTCCAAACACCCGCGGTTGGTCCATGTTGCTGAGAAAGTGATAAAAGCTCATGCTTACATACCATGGCTCTGAGCAACACGAATGAAACCATCCCACGCATTAAAATTCCATGCATCCCCTGCCATCAGCGGGCGTGCACCAGAACCTGACTGGCTTTCACCATACTCCCATGCTGCTCTGGACACACTCTTATCTTTTGAATACTCGATCCACTGCTTAAAACCCTGATATACATACTTTTTGCAATCATCAGTGGTACCACGGAATTCAGTGAAAGCATCAAGGTCATTGCAGAGTGCAAAGCGGTTCCTTACTACAGCCGTCAATGCTCCTGGTGAGATACCCAAATCTCTTCTGTTAATGAAAATTCCAACTTCCTTGGAACAAGTTGAACTCCCGGTACATAAAAAATAGGCTCTGATTTCCTGACGGAAAGCTAAGTCCAAAGCCATTTTTTCATAATGACCAAAGCTCTCAGGCATTTTCGGAAAAGAAGATGGTGCCAACACGGGTAACTTTGAAATAGCATCTTCGTACTCGTCAGCTAAGGCGTGATGTGATAGCAAAATGAACGCTAACAATGCACTTAAGAATTTTTTTTTCATCCTGTCCCTGCTGTTCTCAAGATAGATGTTTGAGTTTGCAAATCAGCCGTGCCGCGTGCAAAGCACATCAAATCCATATACCACGGCTGGCCTCTGGTATCACCAGTATAATCGATAGCCTTAACGATATACACGCCATCAGCCGCAATACTTGCGGGTTGTTGCAGTGTTCCGTTCACCGACAGATTGCCGTTCATGTTCACTTCATCGGCACGGCTGGGCAGTGCTTTAACCTCATCCGCCGAGAGACTCGCCCGGTAAACCGACGCCTGATCAATTTCCACCAGCCCGTTTAGCCGGATATTTGGAATGATGAGACAGCGAACGTTGACGCCAGCGCCCATGGTCTGCTGCGGCATCCCGATCAGGCCCGTATCGCTGTTTAAAACAACCGCTTCATGAATGTATTTATTGGCAGGCACCATCTGTGCCTGTCCGTCAACCAGCTGCCAGGTAGCGCCACTTTGAGCGGCTACGTTGTCCATGACATCACGTGTGGACTGATAAATTACACGCCCGCGTGGGAATACGGTTGGCGGCATATCGCCGGTAATCCCCTGACTGACGCCGAACGGACTAAAGCTGTCCATGGCAGCAGCATGCACATCCGCGACCGTATAACCGGCTGCGAGGGTTTTAGAGACCGTGGCATTCATAAACGCCTGATGACCGTCGATGGCCTGAATCAGCACCCACGTATCTGTCGGGTTGTCGCGGCCGGTAATTGTAAAGCGGATGTCGCCACTGAAAATTTCGCCGAAGTTGGTGCCTCCCGTCTGGCCGACCTGATCGGCTGATAACTGGGTGACATTGCCCACCTGGCTGGCATCAACCGCTTGCGCCATACCGTCATAGCCTGCGATGATTTTTATCTTTGCAAACTCCTTGCCCAGTATGCGCGAACTGGTGTCTTTAGACAGGTTGTAGATCCTCACCATTGCCACGCGCGGCCAGCGCGTATCTGTCCAGGTGATATTGAATACCACCTTAAAATCGCTGAGGCTGATGCCCTGCCCGTTTTCAGACAAGATCTGCAACTCGAAATGACGCATCCAGTTTTGTGACATGGTTACTCCGTGACGACCAGTAAATGGCTTTTTATGCCCAGGTCGGTTTTGGTTGGATAGTCCTGGCCCGGATCATCACAGACAACAACCAGGGCAAAGCCGAGATTAAGATAAGCGTATTGCGAAAGAAGGTTTGCCCCGGTCACCAGTGGAATATCTGAAACGACAGGCGCACCGCTGGCGTCCATCAAATCTACAACCCACCCAGCGCTGTCGCGCCAGAGGGAGCGAATTTGATAGCTCACACCATTAATATCAGTACTGAACTGTTGATTATCCGGGGATAGCGGGATTTCATTAGCCTGCATTGCTCCCCCTAAAAGAGACCAGCTATAGAAGAAAGAAGCGACTGATTAACCGGCTTCGACGATTTAACACCAGAGTTCTGAACGGCTGACGTGCTGACGCCCTGACTCATATCAGCTTTGTCCGCCACTGAAATGGTTTTAGTGGACGTGATTAGCACCTCGCGCAACGTCAAAGTCGCCGATAAGACATTTTCTGTCTGTTTATCAGTGATGACCTCCAGCACCTTGATCAGCATGTTGTTATAAATGCGCTTGCCCGTTGTGACGCTGAACGGCACCCGGCTGCGCTGCAGCGTCAGCAACTCGGCGTAAACCTCTTTGGGGCTCAGGCCAATACTGAGGCCAATGGGCGACAGGTTGACCAAATCCAGCAGAGAACCGCCCCCGGCAAAACCCACCTCCATGACAACCTCAGAAGGCCGGCGGAAAGCATGATCGGCTACCGGGGCTTTATCCTCGACTGGGTGTTCCGTAATTTCCAGCGTGTCGCTGTGCTTTTCACTGACCACCACGTCAGGGATCATCATCCCTATTTTGCGACTCTGCATAGAAAAGAGCGTTGATAAAATATCCATTAACGCGGCCCCGTTGATAATGTCTGGCTTAACCGTGAATTGACGGACGTCTGCTGATCAGCAACGGCTTTACCTGCCAGAGCAGGATCGGTAACACCATGGATATAAATGTTTGTTTCCTGGCTGACTTGGGCGCCGCCAGACGGCATATTGCTCATCACACGTGGGATATAGTTGCGGGTTTCTTCGGGCAGCAGCGCCATACCATGCTTCTGCACGTTGCCAATACCCCAGTTATACGACGCCAGCGCTTTGCTGAGGTCGCCGCCGTTGGATTTGAGCAACTGCGAAAGGTATTTAGCCGCGGCCTGAGCGGATTTCATAGGGTCAAAGGATTCTCCGTTGCGAAGCCCTAAATCCCTGGCGGTACCGGGCATCAACTGGAAAAGCCCCTCAGCGCCCGCACCAGACATCGCCATAGGGTCACCAGACGATTCCGCGATTGCCACGCTGCGCAGCAAACCTTCGGGCAGTCGGTATAGCTGTTCCAGGCGCTGTAAGGCCGGCTGCATCCAGCCAAGCAAAGCCGCGCCCGCCTTTGTCGGCTGCGGTCGCTTTACGGTCCCGTAAGCGTCATAAGCGTTCGTCGCACCATTGGTACCGGAAATTCCGGCCCACCAGGAATAAGCCTGATTCAGAAGACCGTCAGCCTGCCCAAGCAGACCGCCATTGCTGCCCTGATTCTGATTCATTCGGTCAACCAGATATTGCCCGACGCTTTTACCCTGGCTTTTTGCTTCTTCCTGCGTTTTCCCGATTTTGTCCCAGGCGCTGACTGCCGCTATGGCTGCGAGCAAGGGCGAAAATCCTTTGCTGACTCGGGCAATTCCGGTGAGCATCCGCAAAGCCCAGCTTCCGGCAACAAACACCGCCAGCACCTCGAATGCATTTTGCAGGCCACCCACGCCGCCCGTCATATCCAGCAAGGTCTCTTTTATCCACTTCATCGCTGAAATGGCTTTATTAATCGATGGTTCCCACTGGCTCCAGTCAATCAGGCTTTTACCGCCCTCTTTCCATGTCCGGTAATCGTCATAAAGCAGCGCCAGCGTACCGATCAGCATGGTCACCATACCGACCGGTGACCTCATGAAAGCGCTGTTAAGGATCCGCCAGGCGATGAACAATCCACCCAGCGTGGCTATTAGCCCCTGTGTTGCTCTGTCAAGCGAGCCCCACCACTCTTTGATGTCGCCAGCAGCCTGAATGAGCCTGAAAACAACACGCCCTATCACGTCAGCCAGCCACAGTATGCCTTTAACACCGCTGGTGATGGCCTGCTCTATTTTTGGGAAGTTATCAATGACCTGTTTGCGCAGGTTATCAATGGAACCCGCCAGGCCTTCACTAAGGCTGGAACCGATTTTATCGCGCGCCATCGATGCCATCTGACCGAAAGAACGCAGGGAAGTCATAAAGCGGTTAGAACTGACTGCAGCCTGATCGGCATTAAAGCCGATCGCCTTCGCCATCTGCGCATACTGCGCACTGAACTGGCCCACACCACGGCGCATGGCCAGCAACGTATTTTCATCAATGCCCAGCATCTGGGCATACTGGTTCGCCCGGTAATAAGGCATGTTGCGTAGCTTGTCGCCCACGCCCGTGAAAATGCTGGCCATATCGCGCATATTGCCGCTGGCGTCGCGGGTCTGCACGCCGAGACGATTGAGAAACCCCTCAGCGCTAGGGCTGTTACGCATGAAGCGCGCCAGGCTCTCCAGCGATGACCGGGCACCCTCTGCGGTACCGCCCAGCTGTGAAACGGCATAGCCAATCTGCTGTATACCGGCGACCGTTGCGCCTGTGCGTTGCGAGGACCAGTAAAGCTGATCGAGGCCGCTGGCAATCTTCGCTGTATAGGCGAGGATGGAGAGAGCAGCCCCTTCAACGGCCGCGCCCATTTTTACAACCTGCAGCGTGGTACCGGCCACAACAGCGTTGAATTTGCGCGAACCTGCTTCATCAACCTGAAAGCCCAGGCTGACCAGAAAGTCCTTAATAGTTTCAGCATTCATTGGTTTTGTTGCTCCCAGCGGCGGATCCGCGCGTTGTTATCGGCTTTGAGGTCCAGCCAGTCATTCATGCGGGCAATGTCGGCCAGATCCACAGCGCCGTTTTTAAGGTCCGAATAACTGATGTACCCGGCATCAACCGGGCGCATCAGGTAATCTTCACCATCAGGAAGCGTGTCGAGCGTCAGACCGCTGGCGGGGGCGGCGTCTCTTTGTCGGGGAGTGCGGGCAAAAAATTTCCCAGGCTGTCGCCCACCACGCGACCAACCATCTGCAGCATGCTCAGCAAATCGATGTCGTCGAACATCAGTTCATTCTGGCGCGCGACCGGCACCCATGAATTTTTGTCCTGACGGCGTGAGACGACTGCCAGACACGGAAAAATAATCGCGTTGGTGTCTTCTTCGCTGAGTGATGCCAGTTGGTCGGCTACTTTGGGGAGAACTTTTTCAAAAATCGCGCTGTAAGATTCAGGATCGGCGGCGGTACCGCCCTTCTTAGGAATCATGTCGCGAATACTGCCATATTCAGCCAGGAGCCCCGCCAGCACAGGAAGCAATTTTCGGGATACTTTCAGCTGATCGAAAACGCTGAGTTTCGAGGTACGGTAGTCGATGCCTTTGATCTGAAATTCCATCTGTTAATACTCCCCGAGCAGTTCATCAATTTTGATGCAGTCAAATACCCAGGCGACAATGCCCGCTACTTTCGGATTGCTGAAATCCGGCTGTTTCTGGAATGCACACCCGCGTGCAGTTACTAGGTCACCCGATGCTGTGTTACGCACCACAATAACGTTGTTGCCCCAGAGCGTTGAGGAAAGACTCTGGGCGTTGTACATGATTGACAGCTTTTTATTGAGCGGGGATGTTTTCAGCAGGTTAACGGTGACGGTTAGCCATGCCGTTAACCGATGAAAGGTCGATACGGCAACGTGTGGTTTGTGACAGAGAGGCTTCAATCAGCATGGGACGCATCAGGAACGCGGCCTCATCCACGAAATAAAGCGTGGTACGGTCACCACGTCCGATGTTGTCGCCCGCCTCGCCCTTGAGCACTGCGCCGGTAGTCGGGAACTCAACACGCATGTAGGGCGCGTGCTTCTTCGTGCTCCAGTCGCCGCGAAACTCAACGGGCAGCATTTCGACGAACTTACGCGCCTTCCAGAAAAGCGCCTTGGGGTCACCGGTACTGTCCACGTATTCTTCTTTGCGCGACCCGAAGCCGATCACCATTTCTTTATTGAAGAGGCACATGGAGCAGGCCAGGCCGATTGAGGTCCAGCTCAGGCCCATTTCGCGGCTTTTCTCTGTGATGCCATTTTCATGTTTGCCGCGGCGGTCCATAATCCAGTGAATCCACTCTTCCTGTTTGGGAAACAGCAGGAACGGGATGGACACGGGCAGGCCGTAATCAAGATTTCGCGGGTCTGTTGTGATGCCCCAGTCGATAATGAACTGGGCAGGATTATCGCGGTAGAAAGCTTTTAGCGCTGGCAGCACTTCGGGATTAGCGCGGATGCGTTGTAGCCTCTCCATCCGCCATTCGAACACCTGCGTATAGTCAGGGTTCTTAAAATCGAATGGAAAAGGAATTGGCATATTTTTCCCAAACTAACGCTATTATGAAGCCTCACTTATCAATGAGGGGACATAAATGGCTATAGAAGATGAAGTATTAAAGCGCCTATTTGAGCGCGGAGTGTTTGAGGGCAAGAATCCAGCTGACGGCATCGCGCGTCGAGGCATAGATAAAGGATACTCAACACTTTCAAATGCTCAAAAAGGAGTAATCGATCCTTTGATGGTGCTGCCATGTGATGGCGTGGAAGACAGAGGCGGACACCACAATGAATGCACTAATCAATTAGTTGATGCTGAGTTAGTTCAAGCAATAGACGATGAAGGATACTACGAGGGCTTGCTTTGTCCCGATTGCCGTACTAATCACTTCGAATGGTACGAATAAGAAAACAGGGCTGATTCCAGCCCTATTTAACATAAGGGATGTTACCCGCCCTGGCGAAACAGCAGTCACGCGCATTTTTCTGCCAAAGGCGTATTTCATGATGAATTCATTAGGGAAAAGCTGAAAACGGACTGCATAAACGATGCATAAAAGCGCCCCGAAAATGCATAGCCCGAAAAGGTAATGAAACTGCTATTTCCAGCAGTTATCCCATCATTTTTTTATACAGCTCCGCAGCCTCGTCAGAGGTAAGAGAAACGCTCTCGGTTTTGATAGGTCCACCATTCGCCCCGGTGCTTTCCACCTTCAGCTTGTTGGTATAGGCGTCGCCAACCTCTTTCGCCGCCTGCTCAATCAGCTGGGCCGTAAGCGCAAAGTTCTTCATGGTTTCGGTGCGCGTCGCCATGCGGTCAAGCGTCCGAAGGCGGTATGCTTTATTGGCGATCGGGATGTCAGCTATTTGCGTCTGAAACCTGTTGCGCGTGTCGTTGAACATGTCCACCCATTTCTTTGCCAGCTTCTTGCCGCTGGCCTTCGTGGGGTCGTGTTGCTCAACCTGCTGGCGGTTGATCTTCACGCCAAATTCTTTCAGGACGGACTCGGCCACCTGCGATGGCGTATCAAAGCAAGCAACGGATTGAACTATAAAGGCTTTAATTTCCGGTTTAAGCGCCGCCATAGTTTACCATCCGTCCTGCTCTGTCCTGGTTTATGCGAGCCTCAGCATGCACGTGCCGCACGCTCTGGCTATGTCTGTGTTTGCCACCTCTGCTGGTTGGCTGGCAGCGTCGATCAGCTGCTTAACTTCTTCGCTGGCGCCGTAGCGGCGAACAACGCCCGTAAACTCTTCGACGTCATGCCCACGCATGCAAAGCTTGGGTTGTCCGTCGCGCGTAAACTCAGGTGCGCCAAATTCGTCTGTTTTTTGCGCAATGTGGTAAAGCTCATGCTCAACCAACGCGCAGAACTCCAGGTCGCTACAGTTCATACAGAAATCAGCAGCCAGGGTAATAATGAAATCAGGCTTGCGGCCAAACCATTCATACAACTGCTGTTCCATGCGGGCTTTTTGCCAGCCGCCCGCACGCATCATCACTTCTTCGGCCTGTCCAAGCACGGTACGCCCTTTTTTAGTAAAAGCAGTAGCGGCCCACAAAAATGCTATATCAGCCTCAGCAAGATGTGCATGATCGGAATTGTGCAACCGGCCATCACTGCTGATGATTTGCTCCTGCACCCAATACAAGACCTCATTAGCCGGAATGAGAGAGATGTAAGGCTTAAATTCCTCTACCAATTCCTGTGGTGGCATAGGTCGGTCACTCATATCAGTTCCTGACGAAAGTCACTTTGGTAATAATGAGGCGTCGAATCAGCCTGGCGGCTTCGCGCTCAATATCAGCAATCATTTCTGGTGTTGCAGGCTTACCAGCATATTTACGCTCTATCTCACCCAACACGCTGTTAATAGCGGCATTGGATGGGGGGAGGATATCGACTTTAAGGCATGACATATTTGCTCCAAAAAAAAACCGCCCGAAGGCGGCTTTCAATTTAAAAAATTTAAATTTTACTGGCAGCTGATTGGATTTCATCGCATGCAGCAGTTCTGATGTCTTTGTCATCAACTATATTGCTGGGATGCGCACTATTTAAAATTACCGAATTTGCCTTCTTTACCAAATCATCAATTTCAATTTTAGACTCTTTGGCGGCGGCTAAGATGGCTATTAACGCCTGTTCAAGAGCCAATTCTTTGTTAGTCATGTTCATTCCTCCATGCGTGAGAATGAAGTATAGACAAGATGTATCTCCACTTCACTGGGTAGATAGATGTTATCCCTTGAGAAATGATTCAATGACAAATTTTATAAGACTGGCATCAACTAAGCGGAGTTAATCCGCCAGGTAGCAATTTATCAATTTCCTTATCCACATTAAAATTGGATAGCGGCTCAGTAGAAGCAATCAAAAAATTTCCACTTTTGTGGGCATATTCGCTGATGAAGTAAACTTCATTTAAAGGAACTGTTATCTCTGCTTCTTGGTCCCTCGAGTAAAATTTTGCCATAGGTTGATGCTTCACAGGCAGTTGTAACATTTCAGTTACATGTAACCCTGACCAAACTTCTCCATGGCGTTCTCCGCCCAAAACTAAATAATCAACGTAACTTTCATTTGTCATAGACAACTCCTATAAATTGAGTAGTAACTATGACATAAAGCCATCATCAGGCGCACTCGTAAATGCGCCTTGTGGTGATTACGCCAGCTTTTTAGCCAGTGAAGCCACATCGTCGAAAACAGCTTCAACGTCATGGCCGGTCACTTTCAGCAGTTCTTTCACTTTAGCCAGCACTGCATCTGTGTTATCGGTTGATACAGTGACTGGAGCCGCTGCGGCAGTACGCAGCGTGCTATCTTCAATTACATCATCAGGCATCGTTACTTCCTCTCTCGTGGGTAATTCCCTGTTAATCTTCAACAGGGCATCGGTTATAGCGTTTTTTGGTGGTTCACTTTGCGCCTTCTCTGTTGCAGGCTCTTTCTGATCAGTGAACCACTCATGTGTGATTTCACTTACTCTCTTTTCGACATGTTCTTCAATGTCCTGCCAATCCACTTTTATGGATGTAATAATTTCCTTTGCCTTTGGTGACTGGTTTTTTCCACCAAAGATGCCTGTAAGTAAACCGGCCAAGAAACCCGAGATGAGCGTAATCAACGCCCAAAAAACGAGAGCAGTGGTGCTGTACATAAGCTATTTACCTTGCCGGGTTAGTTCGATTTGACGTATCGCTGCTTTATCGCTGTTGCAGTTTTCCAGCGCAGTTAGCAGGCGCTCATTAAGTTCCAGGCTTGAGCCCCACGTGAATGGCTCTGGAATTTCAGGGACCGGACAATCAGCGGTGAGGCTTACCGGGATCGGGGCTGGTGGAACCTGAACGAATTTTGTTCCTGTGCGCGCGCAACTCGTCAGTAGCGGAAACAGGAACAGGCAAAGAAGCGCATTTATCTGTTTCAACCGCCTGGCGGATAACAAGAATGCGGTTTTCGCTGACGGCGTTCGAATGGTTTTTCTGTCCCTGCGTTGAGGCCGCAATGTCGTTAAACAGTCGAACGGCAGAGATAACATTGTTGGTGACAGCCTCGGCTGATTTTGTCTGCTGAATTGCCGCATCGCGCTGTTGCTCCACTCTCAGGGTTAAATCACGGTAATGGGCTGTGGTGAGCAATAAAGCCGCTATGAGCACCACCAGCATGAACGCCAGCAAAGCGCGCCAGTTACTAATCAGCCATATCATTGATTCAGCCCCCAGCAGGTAAGCTCTGATTCCTGGTCACGGCGAATAACCTGTCCGTAACAGCCATTCGAGCGAATGCGGCAATCTTTCCCGCCATCAAATATCCAGCGCTTTATCTCTGCGCATGCACCCAGGCGATCGCCTGCATTTAGTTTCCGGTAGAACGTTGATGGCAGGCATTTACCAGGCCCGATGTTCCATGGACAGAATGACGCTATACCGACCTTTTGCGGCTCTGTCAGCGGTACGTGAACATTTTTATCAATCCATGCTAACGCTTTGGCCTGCTCTTCCCTGTCGATAGAGCGGCACTGATCAGCGGTCAGGCTCATGCCCTTAACTACCGGCTTGCCGTTGACGCGCGTCACCCCGCCGCAGATTGTCCATATGCCGCCGTTGTCAGCGTAAGCTATGAGACGTGCACCCTCTTTTTCCTGCTGAAACTGGTCCATCAGGACAGGAGCGGATGCACCACCAGCGATAAGAGCCAGCATTGCAGCGCTAAGGCTCTTTTTAAGCCTGGATGACATCGCCATGATTAATCATCCTGTGATGGTGGAGAAATGATCCCGCGTGCGACCGCATCACGGTAAGTTTTCAGAATCTGGCGCTTGTACCAGGCGTTAAGCAGAAATGTTGCCGCACCAATCACCACACCGCTGATGATCGCCACTTTGTTCCAGTCGACGCTTTGTATCCACTGTGCCACGCTTCCCCCACAAACAAGCGTGCCAGACACGCAGTAGCTGACTGCTGATGCAATTTTGTCAGGCATGATTTTGACCATATGATTACCTCCGAAAGTACGGAAGCTGTGTGTAATTAGAGTGTGCAACACTCAACATGAAGGAATAGAAAGTATCTGATGCTTATTAACCCCTGCTGAAGGTGGAAATCTCAGAGGCAGAAACATCTTTGAAGACATTAATTATCAAAAATCACAGAGGGATTAAGAGTATAAATTGCTCAGGGTCATTTCAGGCCCTGACCTAAGTTCCGACTACATTGGTCCTACTTTTGCCGCGCCCCCCCAAGTAAGCGCGGCTTTTTTTATGCGCAAAGCAAAACTTTTCCGCAAAACTCCGGGGCATTTAACGTTGCTTACACCAAAGAAAAAAGGCCGCTCGAAAGCGGCCTTTGGGCTATTTTTAAAAAAATTTGTTGACTCTTTAGTTACCGCTTAATTTTTCTGACGGTGATTCAATTAACGACTCAATGAATTTTTTTTGCTGTGCATTGAGGTCTAGCTTCGTGATTTTATCCGCATTAACCTGAGAATTAGATTGTCCGGGCTGAGTCTTGGGTGTGAACTTTCTGTCCTCTCCAGCGAAAGCAACTGCAGTGACTATCACCCCCCATACAACCACGCAAAACAACAACATCAACAGCCATGTCACTCTCTTCGATATTTTCAAAACCCTTCCCTTTCTGTAACGAAGGAAAGCATAAGACAAATCTGATAACCACTAGTTCTGATAAGTATCCATTAAGATATTTTGCACTAAGCAGGAACACCCTGCGCATGAATGACAAAATATAAACCTAGCACGAACCAGCCATAAGCATAAAAAACCGTTATGGGATTATTAACCAAAAATCAAAATCATAAAAAAACCTGCATAAGCAGGTTCAGTTATTGACACAAATCAATTTCTATAGTTATAAAAATGTATTATGATTACTAAGGATTTTCCCTGGAGTTGGCCGTATTGGCTTCCCTCTTGTCATCCCGACCTGGTTGCCGAGACCTATGATGACTTGAGGGATTTTTTTTCAGAACTCATAAGCTATTTTGTACATTCACCCAAAAACCGACAACTATCCTTAAGTGCAATCAACACCTAAACTTAAGTACAGTTAGCTCAATTACCTAAAGAAGCAGGTGCTGGAGTGCTGTGACAGAGGCGATAACTGGTTTGCGATGCCGGGTGCCTCCCGGTAGACCAGATAAAGTCACGAACTGGCCCGCTATTGCTAATGAATACATGACTCAGCCCCGCCGCTAGGGGGATTCACCGCAATAACTGAAGTCTACCCCATATCAATACCAAATAGAAACTATACCTTAATAAACTATTACTCAAACATTCCTTCTTAACCGCTGTTTATTTTGGCTTTTATTGATTTTTTAAACAAAACTGTCATTCGGCTGAATTTTTTAGGCTTTTCTGTGCAATGTGGCAGTGAGATGTAGTTTCCTCAGGCAGTTGCGGCTAAGTGACTGTCTAACCAGCACAAAGAAAAATAAAAAGGCCCACCAGTGGCGAGCCTTAATTTTTGGTTTGAGATGATTTCGTGAAGTACGGGCTGATGAACAGCACGCAGGAATCCCATTATTGGCGTGATAATGGTCCATTTTATTCACGCCGTCAATACATGAGATTAATCTCATTACTTCACATGACTGATTTCGCTGTTTCCCGTCACTCGCTGCAGCATATCGCCCGCTATGGACTCTTCCTTGTGGCACTGGGTTATGAGTGATTCATAGAACGGTTTGAAATTACGCGACCATGTTGGCTGGCTGACAGTCCTAACCGCATATCCAACAGCACGCCGCACAGTTTCAGCAGGCAGGCGCGCATAGCCACGGCCGGTGCATTTGGTGCAGGTTTTCATGACAGGTACGCCCTGAATCTCGCTCTGCTCAATGTCCAGCACTTTGCCCTTTCCATGACAGCGACACGCGTTGCTCATCACGCCTTTCCCTTCGCAGGTGCTGCAACGGACACGCTGAACCTCTCTTACCTCTCTGATTTCTTCATAACTGGACGGTACGAAGCCTTGTACGCCCATACGGACAGAGGCTTTCACCAAATCCCGCGCCGCGAAAGGCATGTGTGATTTAGTGGTAAATACCTCCGTGTCGATAAACCCGGTACCACCGCAACAGCTACAGGGGCGCGTACTTGCCGCGCTTCGCGAGTAATCCATGTAGGCAAACGTTGCGAGCAATTGCACAAATTCGCGTTTAATATTCTCATCGAGTTCGGCGACTGCCCGGAAAAGCCCCGCCTTACTCAGACCGAATTCCGTTAACATTTCTACGGCGCGATCACTGGACGTGATGCCATGCTTGGACAGGAATAACTCAAATCCGAAACGAGCCTGAGCGCCAGTCAGCCCGAAGGATGCCATCACATCCGAAATATCCAGGCTGTCACTGGCCGTTGCCCGTGGAGAATCGCTGAACATAGGTGATTTTGGTGCGAAAAACTTTATCGTGCTTTCAAGGTTCAAGGTGATTCTCCTTACTGAATTTTGCTGCGTTTATAGTTTCAGGCAATGCTCTCGATCCTTATCTGCCCTGTCTCTCCCCAGATTTTTGTAATACGTGCATCCCATACGGCGCTGTCTTCTTCAAACACGGCGTCCATCAACGCTTTGTGCAGGTTATCCACATCGGGCTTTTGCTGGTGGGGCTGGCCAATGAACTGAGCGCGCTTCTTTTTGCTCCAGCTGTCGGGCATGGGCAACACAAACGTGATGTGACAACCGCTGTCAGGCAACTTGATTTGGTTTAAGCGCACTTCATCGCAAAAAGCCCGGTACCGGAGAACAGCCGGCCGTTTTGCCCAGCGGTCCCGTTGAGTCTGACGGGGCTTGCCCAGCGGCGTGATGTCATAAATTCTGATCAAAATAATTTCCCCGTAGATTCGTTACCTTTGTATGCAGGTTTCTCGCGTGCAAGCTGCGCCGCTATAGCCTGATCCGTTCCACGGAAATGGCCGTTTCGGAATTCCTGATAAACAACGCCGCCCTGTGGGCCATGACGGTTTTTACCGATAATGATTTCGGCAAGGTGCGCGGCCGGGCTGTCTGGGTTATAGGCACCATCCCGATAAATGAACCAGATGCCGTCTGCGTCCTGCTCAATGCTGCCACTGTCACGCAGATCGGCATTCAACGGGCGCTTGTTCGGGCGCTTTTCAACTTCGCGCGACAGCTGACTAAGGCAGATGACGGGAGTATTAAGCTCCATCGCCATGGTTTTAAGACCGCGTGTAATCTCGCCTATCGCCAGGTCATTACGTTCTGCCGATGGCTTTTTGATGAGCCCCAGATAGTCAGCCAGGATCAGAGACAGGCCCGGATAACGGTTTTTGTGACGAGTGGCCACCGCTCTGATTTGTTCAATGCTGAGGTTTGTGGCATCGACAACCCAGACATCGAGATTGGCAAGCTCAGCCAGACCCATGGAGATCCGGCCCCAGTCCTCGTCATCGAGGTGGCTGGCTTTACGCAGTTTGGAAACGGAAACGTTGGACGCATTCGCCAGCTGGCGCTCAATAATCTGGCCTGCCTGCATTTCCATACTGAAAATCAGAACGCCACGCTGCACCCGCTCAGTTCCGAGTGAAACAGTGCGCTGGGCTATGCCTTCTGCGATTTTCAGTGCCAGCTCGGTTTTACCCATTCCCGGGCGGGCAGCGATAACGATCAGGTCGGTGTCGTTTAATCCACCTGTGATTTCATCCAGATCATCAAGGCCCGTTTTGATGGTGTTCGACTCTTCATCACCAGCCACACGCTTTTCCAGCGTGTCCATATATCCGTTAAGCAGTTCACTCGCGCGGATCGGCAACACTTCTTCATCTGGGCGACTGATGTTCATCAGCTGGCGCGTGAAATCCTGAATACCTTCCATAGCGGTATCATGGTTGTAGGCGCTGGTGATTTTCTCGTAATGGCTTTCCATCAGGCTGACAAAGCCACGGACCATGTATTTTTCATTGAGGCTTTTTGCATAGCCCTTCATGTTCGCCGCGCTCGGCACCATCTTCATGGTTTCCATGACGTCAGCAAAAATACCGTTTTCACTGCCCATAGACTCAGCCACCAGCAACGCATCAATCAT